CTAGATCCTTTGAAAGCATAACTACCAATGGCGGAGTTACTAACCCAGCTAGTGAGTTAAAAAATCTACTGTTTCGTAGTGGAGGTTCTGGAAGAAAAGGTATACTAGGTGGAAAAAAAGATTATTATATTGATAACTTTAGATTTACTAGTGTAGTTGGGCAAAATAGCCAAGGAGCAAGAAGCAGTAATAATTTTGATATTGCATTTGATATATACGAGCCATATGGTGTAGCATTTTTAGCAGAGTTGGTACAGTTAGCCCATTCCAAGGGCATAGAAGACCACTTTGAAGTTCCGTATTTAATGGAAATAAAATTCAACGGATACGACAGTCAAGGAAATCCTGTACCAAATATTCCTAATGCTGGACCTAAATATATCCCAATAAAAATTATTGATATAAAATTTACAATTAACAGTGCTGCAACTGTTTATCATGTAAGTGCAGTTCCGTATGCACACCTTCCGTTGCAAGATCAGCACGATGCATTTTTAAAAGAAAGTATTAGTTTAACTGGAGAAACGTTTGAACAATTGATAGGCAGTCTAAGCCGACATATGAATCAAACAGAAGTAAACAAAGCAAAAGAAGAACAGAGAGAACCAGACACTTATCAATTTTTGATATCCGACGAAGATTTAAAAAGTAGTAAAGTTGGATTTACTCATGCATCTCAAGGAGGTGTGGTAGATATAGCACGCCAAGGAATGTCTGGACAAACCGACGAAGCTGTACAAATTAATGCTAATAGCACAATTAAAAGTGCAATACAAGCTATTTCTAATGCAACAGATTTTGGTGCAAAGTTTAACACCACCGGACAACCCGAAAGCAACCAAGGCAATGAAAATCGTCCGTATAGACTAATTAAAGTAATTCCTGTAGTAAAAGAGCTAGGACCATATAACACCAGCACAATGCGTTATAGGAAAACTGTGGTATTTAAAATCGAAACACAAAAGATGTATGGTTTTATAACACCAGGTATGCCAAATGCTGGAGCACAAACTCGAGGCTGGCAAAAAGAATACAACTGGATTTTTACTGGAAAAAATCTAGATATTGTAGATTTTCAAGCAGAATATAATATACAGTATTTCCAAATTAGAAATAGTTTTGTAGATCAAAAAGGCAAAGTTACTGGTGTAGTTGCTAACCCAGGGCAACAATTAGCTACTAGGAATATAAATCGTACCGAAGCAGGTGGCAATACATTTAATCCTGCATTAAGAACAACTACTCAACCAATAACAGATCAAGTGTACAACAGTTACAGAGGCGCAGGTCACCAACAAGCAAGTGACAACATGGATAATGTTTTGAACAATCCTGGAGCTGACATGATTGTAGTAGATTTAAAAATCATAGGTGATCCAGACTGGATCCCACAAGATAGAAGTATATTACCTAAAGGATACAGCACCTCAGGTGATGCTAGGATTGTTAATGGTAGCATGGCAGTTGATTCGCACGATAGCTTTGTCATGTTAAAATTTAGAACTCCTCGAGATTACAATCCAGAAAAAGGACTAATGCAAATTGATACTGAACAAACTTTTGTTCAAGGATTATATCGAGTTATTACACTTGAAAGTGTATTTGAATCCGGAAAATTTCAACAGAATTTAAAACTAATACGTATTCAAGATCAAGTTAGTAACGATGCTTCTAATATTCCCAATCTTACGTCTGATGAAGAATTTGCAGAGTTTGTAGCAAGTATTTCGCAAGACCCAGATCGAGGAACTCCTACTAGCCGATTTAACTCCAAGGGACAAATAGGAACCAATAGTAACGTTAGTATTGGCACGCCCCCAGATGACAATGATTTTGAAGGCACAGGTGTCTCTAGCTTTCAAGTCCCAATTGGAAGAGTTAGTAGTGCAAGACCAGCCGGCGAAGCTGGTAGTCAAGCTTTAATTAATGCAGGCGACGAAACTAATGCACTTGATGCATTGGCAGAAACTAACAACTTATTTAACGGAAACTAATATGAGTTATACACCAAATAATGCTTGGAACAATAGTCCACAAACTGGTTTATCCAGTAATCCAGGTCCATTTCTAGCAGAAGTAATGAAAAATAATGATCCTCTTTATAGTGGGAGATTATTGGTTTATATTCCAGATTTTGGCGGAGACCCAGAACAAGAAACTAGCTGGCATTTAGTAAGATACATGAGTCCGTATTATGGTATTCAGCCATTAAGCAATCGCTTGGCAGCAGAGCCAGCTGGCGTAACCGAAAGTTATGGTATGTGGATGACTCCACCAGATCTAGGTGTTAAAGTTTTGGTTATGTTTATCAACGGTGATCGAAGTAAGGGTGTATGGATGGGTTGTTTGCCTGAAATAGGATCACACGGTGCTATACCCGGTAATGACAAAGGTGACTTTGATGTATTTGAAAACCAAAGTGCTGCAAACAACGATATACAAAGCATACCTAGACCAGATCATAGTACTGCACCAACTTTTGAAGTACAAGGATTGGATAGCGATCCGCAACGTGGCAAGACAATAACCACTAGTAGCTTAAGAGAATCCCCTTCTAAAGTTTTTGGAATGAACACTCCCAGTGGTCATAGTTTCTTTATGGATGACGGTGCCGAAGACGGCACTAACAAAATGCTTAGACTGCGTACATCGGCTGGTAATATGATTATGATGAATGATGATACAGGATTTGTTTATATAATCAATGCTAAAGGAACTGGTTGGATAGAGCTCAGCCCAAACGGATTTGTTGACATTTATGGCGAGCAGGGTATTAGTATAGGTACACCGGGAAACATCGATATGCATGCTGCTGGTAATATTAATATGCATGCAGGTCAGAATATTAAAATGGTAGCAGAAAAAGAAGCAAAATTTCAAGGTACTGAAAAAGCCAAAATTTATGGCAATAACTTGTATCTTCAAGGATCTGACAGTTTAGAAATGTACAGTTGCGGAAAAATTAAATTAACTAGCCTCAAAGGTATGCATTTTAAAAGTCAAGGAAATTTTGTTCTTGAAGGAAAAAAGTTTAGATGGAATTCAGGCAGCGCCGAAGAAGCTAATCAAGTTGCTCCCGACATGCCCACTGAAATTACTAGATATACTAGTACGGTATTAAGAGCACCGAATCGCGAACCTTGGAAAGGGCACGACGAATCGTACGAGGAAACTCCCAAAGGCAAAACTGCTGGTAATGCACAGCTAAATGCCTTAGAAGGAGCAGATCTATTAGATGCCTTTGGAGGAGCAGGTGTAACGATAAGTGAGGCTACACAATCTATAAATGATGATATTAATATTCTACCAGAAAAATTTAGAGAAGATGCTTTTAGGAATCAACTTGGAATAGATACTAATGTTTTACAAGTTGAAAAAGAACTAAGTGATATTGGAATTGATAGAATAGATATTGGAGAAATTAATAAAGTTATAAAAACTGGATCTAGCATTGGATCTATAGAAATTAGTAATATTGCAGAACGTATTGATATTACTAATAGTTTGTCTAGTAATAATGTCAATGATTTGTCTTTTGTTGATAGCGCAGTTAATACAATCAGTGAAGTTAGCAGTATCGCAAATGCCGCAGGAAAAATAAATTTAAAAGATTGGTCATTGGGAGGTATATCTAATACACTTAGTGGGGCTAGTCAATTTTTATCGGCATTTCCTGCATTACCATTAAGTTCGGTTTCTTTATTGCCAGCTAGCACAATAGCTACAACTGCATTATCTATTAAAGCAAATATCCAAAACGCAGACAAGTTAGTCGGGCAACTAGCAACACCACTTACATCAATTAGTGCAATTGCTGGAGACATATTAGATATTCGTGATTCTGGATTATTGGGTATTAATACACTAGGGCAAATTTCGAGTATTTCAGGATCATTGGGCGCTCTTCAAAGGCTTGGATCGAGGCTTGGATCGGGTAAAGTAATAGGAGATTTGGCTAACAATCTACCCGGCGATATAGGAAACATAACAGATACAATTAAAGACTTGCCAATTAATATACCAGATACAATCACAGATATAATTCCTCCGGACTTGGGTGACGCACTAAGTGACGCACAAGGTTCACTTGGAAATTTAAATGCTACACAAGCAAGTACAATTATTCCTGCAGCACCAGGCGGCGGAGTTGCACCGTCAAGTGCAGTTGGATCTGACTGTACTACTCCAATTACAAGAGGTAGTAATACTCCAGCAAATCAAGATCAAGCCAATACCGGCAATTCTGGCAATGCGCATTCAGGAGCACCAGGAAATGTTGTGCCACCGGATGAATTACTCAATGATCCAGAATGGCAAGCTGAACTAGCCAACTTAAAAAGTAGATTCCCAGAATTAGACGAAAGAGATTTATACAAAATTATACAAGGTGAAAGTGGAT